AAAGGCACAAAACTTATTAAAGAAGTGAGTGTATTATATGGTCAGGAGAAATTAAGGTCCACCTATAACCTTGTAGAAGAAAAGGATATGTCTCCTAAAGACTATGCTGAAAACCTAAAAAGAGCAGCAAAACATAAATCCTGAAATACAAAAACTTCTATTCCTTTATAAATAAACCCCCAAAAAGTACGGTTTCAAACCCATATCTTGGTGAGGGGATGAACCTTCAAATACAAGGTTACAGTAGTAAGTTTTATATACTATTTAACCTCTCGATCTACATGAATGCAGACAGACAGCAGTCAAAAGACAAGCTATATGAATACAAGAAGAGGGTTGATAGTAAGCTCCAGAGAATTGCAGAGGACGAACTTGTTTCTACATCTAATAAGAAGCTCTTAAACGATTTTTTAAAATACTTGGAAGCTCAAGGTATGACAGATGTAAGAAAACTTTTCTATCTTAATAATCTTCACGCCCTTACAAACATGCTCAACAAAGAATGGGGTAAAGTAAAGAGAGAAGATATAGAAGAGTTGATGCGTCAAGTACATGCAAGAGACTGGAGCGACTGGACTAAAAGAGACGCTGTAATAGCTCTAAAGTTTTTCTTTAAATGGGTTAAGGGTACATCAGGTAAGGATTATCCAGAAGAAGTTTCATGGGTACAGTTCGGCAATATAGAGAACAAGAAAGAAGTAACACCCAGAGATATGTATCTGAAAGAAGAAGTTGAGCAATTGATTGAACTGGCAGAAGATACAAGAGACAAGGCAATAATTTGTCTTCTTTATTATGGTGGGTTGAGAGTTGGAGAATTGTTGTCTCTAAGAATTAAAGATGTTATTTTTGATGATGAAGAAGCTAGGGTGACAATTAATGTTTATGGTAAAACTAAAGAGAGAACAATTCACATTAAAGAACCATACTATCTTCTGAAAACCTACATCAGTCCACACAAACTAAAAAAATATGACAATGCCCCTCTATGGATTAGTAAGAGAAAAAATACTATTGGAGCTACAAATTTAAATTTGTGGGATTATTGTATTGGTGTACGCCAGGTTGAGAGCCTAACAAGGACGCTGATGGAAGAGAGTAAATTAAAGAAAAGAGGTAATCCTCACAACTATAGAAAATCACGGGCTACATATCTTTCAACTAAAATGGACCCCCACACATTTAACAAGTTCTTTGGTTGGACTGGTGCAAAGCAATGGGAGACTTATGTAAACTTATCACAAGATGTTTTGAAAAAGGAAATGAAAAGGTTCTATGGTGAAGAGATTAAAGAAGATAAACCAGAGATATATGATTGTAAGAACTGTGGATTATCTAATCGAAGTACATTAGAGAAATGCGAACGGTGTGATCACCCATTAACCAAATCAGAAATAAGCAAAGGTATCACTTCAAGAAGTGGAAAGAGAAACCTTAACCTTATTCTTAACAAGATGTTCGAAACCCCCGAGTTCAGGAAGGCAATGGCTAGATTGTTATTAGATGAGGGGTTCATGAAGTATGTGGAGAGAATAGCTAAACATGAGAAGGAGTTGTTGGAAAGTCCACTAGAAACAAAATGACAGCAGAAGAAATGGTAAGCGTACCAAAGAAGGACATGGAAGAGATTGTTATTTGATTGAGTAGATACTAAAGACCCAGAGAAACCCATTTATGGGTTATTTTAAGGCAGACTCTCACAAGCTAATCCATCAGCATCCCCATCTAAATAATGTATATCTTCTACTCCACAAGCTTCGTAAACCCTTTGGGCTTCTACTTGTGTTGAGAAATCACTACAATCATATATATTTTGATCACAGGAATAATCTTCATTTCTAATAGCCCTTAATTTATCAACCTTTTTATCCATATTAGCCCTTTGCTCTCTAATTACATATTCCCATAAGTTATCTCTATCGGGAAAGTTGGTAATGTAATCTCCGTTAATAGGATTATACACTACGACTTCTTTGTCACTTGTAGCAACATAAGTATAAGCGTGATATTCACCAGTAAGGGGATCATCATAGTAATAGTAATTGAAAGGAGTATATACAAATAGAAATGTGGACATTGGAACCTTAACGATTTGTCCATACATCAAAGCTGTATGTCTTCTCAGATAGTAAGTGCACTGATGTTCAGAGTCAAGATCAAGACCAATAGCAGATCTGCTGCCAGACATGCCACATCCATTTTCCTCTAGAAAGCTTTTAACCTCCTCATTAGATGGTTTTAATGTATCTGTTGCCCATGTAAACCATATGAATATCAAATTAAGAGTTATAACTAACGTAATTGCAAAGAAAATTATTCCCATTATTCCTATTACTTTTTGAGTTCCCATTTCACTTATTAACTAAATAAACCCTATAAAAAGCTATCGGGAAGGCTTACACGTTGCTAACGTCCAGGCCAGAACTGTTGCTATAGCAATGTAGAAGATTGCCCAGAAGATATTAACTGACATGTTACCACAAAATATACTTGCTGAATTGTAAGTTTCTGTAAACCCAAAGCTTAGGCCATTGAAGGTATCATCACCACAAATTCCGAGAGCCTCTAAGTTCAGAGTTTCATGGATAGTTGAGTATGGTGCACTATCAAATGTTGGTGACTGAAGAAAGACACCTATTGCAATAACAACTGGTATTAGATACCAGAGAAATCTAGCTGGGTTTCGTTTACATGTTTTGCTCATATTTTTTTGAACGAGTTTCCAATTATAAATTTATTTAATTTTTTTATAAACTGAAAAAAAGAAAGGGTGTGTTTCAACCCTTCTTTAAGGACTTGATTAATAACTACCTAAGTAGACTGTCCAATTCTTAGAGTCCCAAATCTGTTGGGTTCCTCTTGAATCAACAGTACAATCTCCTGTCTTGAATCCTAGTTCCTCTGCTTTCTTTTGAAAACCATCTATTAGAAGTTGAATTCTTTTATCTTGCGGATTGAAGTTTTTTATATCAATAGTTATTAAGTCCTTCTTCTTACAAAATTCTTCCCCAGAATAAAAACACACATCAGGTTTGTCACATTCCTTGCAGTAATCTGATTTTGTAGCTTCATATTCCTCTGATGGTATCTCGCTTTCACAACAACGGCAAAGATGGGACATCAGGTACTTAGGTATCGACTTCTCTTGGTCTATTTTATTACTTTGTTCATCCATATTATTCATAACCTCCTTTCAGCTTTGTTAAATATTCCATATTGTTTTATCCTCTTGGCAAGCATGACATGAATACTTAGAATTGATAATCATCCCAGCCTTCCTTCTATTACAAAACTCACACTTGTTCTTACTGATTTCTTTAACTGCGAGATTGGTTGCTGAACCAGGCACGGAACCCCTTCGTTTACCTTTGTATGTTGGTTTATCGCTTATCATCTTTTCTTCTTCTCCTTCATCCACCGCAGATTGTATCCCGCTCTTCTTCTTGGTTTCTTATCTTTGGAACCCTGTATTCTCCCTAACTTCTTTCCCTTTGATTTAGCCAGTGCCAAACCATCCAGTATTCTATCAATAGTTAGTTCCCTTTCATATTCCGTAAGTATCATCATCATACGTAACATTAGCTTTCCTTCTGGTGTGGTGGTGTTAAAGTTCTGGGTTGCAGAAATGAAATGTATCTTCTTACTATCAAACTCTTCAAATAGTTTTACTAGGTGGGTGAAGGAACGTCCTATCCTGTCCATCTTGTAGCATACAATTCCCTCAAACTTACCATCCCTCATATCAGCGAGAAGTTCATCCCATGCAGGCCTGCTTGCTTTAGAACCAGAAACTCCATCATCAGTATACTCTTTGACTATCTGAATGTTTTTGTGTTCGCAATAATCTTCCACCACTTTCTTCTGCATCTCTGGGTTCTGTTCTTTGTCTCTGGTGCTAACTCTATAGTATGCTCCCACAGGTAAACAATCACCCCCCTGCTTTTTGGTATCTTTGTGTCCCGATTTTATGTGTGTTTCTTCTTCCATTTTATTTGTAAACAACCATGTGATTGTTTATCCTCTCCACCACCCCATCCGATTGTATAGAAGGAAAGCGTATGTCCTGATTTCCTTCTTCTGTTGTGGGTATAAGGAGAGGGAGTATCCCCCAACTTCTTTCTTCCTGTAACGGATATAAGGAGAGGGCGTATGCCCTAAAAATAAAAAACAATATATCTCCTATATGTGCGGTAAAGTCAATCAAGCTTGACTCTTTTCAATAACTTCCATAGTCTCTTTAATTCAATCCGATTCATCTTTATCGTTTGAAACCGATTGTACTTCGCTGTGTATTTACTTAAGTTGAAAATTTCAATCTCCCTTCCGTTCTTAGCAAAATGAGAAGGGTACTGACTAAGGGATATGTTTGCTTCCTCTATCTTCTTAGTTGGTTTCTCCCCTGTTGTTTGTGTTTTTTGTTCTGTCATTTTATACTATAGTACTACAATCTAAATTTTTGTAGGCTTTTGATATGATATACGGGAGAGGAATAATTTTATCCGCTTGTATACATAATAAAACGCTAATTTTAAAATTCTATATATCATAGCCTTCTTGCTTGAGGGATTCTGATTTCTTTGTATGGGACTTCTTCTTGGTTACTTCCTTCAATTCAATTGTATTGTTCTTTATTCCAAGAATATTATCTTGAATTGATGTAATATCTTTTAGCACACCTTCTTTTTTTTCTTCTAACACTGGAATCAGGGCTTCGCCTTTAGAGATATCCTTACTTAATTTGTTTATCCTATCGATAATGTTTCCTTTGTGCTTCTCAATCTCATTCATAGCTTTCTCTGCTACTGGTTCAATTGACTTTGAAAGGCTTGCATTGATTAGAGACTTATACTCTTCTTTCAGTGTTTTAATGATCTCCTTCTTAATTTCTTCCGAAAGAATCTTTCTAGTATCCTCATCAATGTAAATTTCTTTGTTCATCCTGTCTTGGATAAGTTGTGCTATGTCTAATGAATCTTCTTCCATCTTGTCCAAGTTAGATTTGATCTTTGAAGTTTGATCTTTGTTTTCTTTAGAGAAAACGTCAACTCTTTTATCTTCATTAAAAATCTTTTCAGTTACTCCGTTGAGTACAGGAGACATGACTTCACTATATTCACCAAGTCCTTCCAATATTCTATTAGCTGCTTTGTTTGCTTCAGACCTTCTCTCATCTTCAAGTTGTTCCTTGCTTATTCCGCCTTGATATGCAGTTGGGCCCACCTTATGAGATTGTTTCTTGAACTCTTCCTCCTCCTCCTTATTATTTTTAATTCCCCATACCATTTAATCTCTACCTCCTTTCTGACTATTAATATTCCAAATATTTGGGGTTGGATCCTGACATTGTATGCATGAATACTTTGAGTTGATAATCATTCTAGCTCTGCGTTTTGTACAGATCTCACATCTGTGTTTTGATATTTCTTTAACTGCAAGGTTAGTTGAACTACCTGGCAGGGAACTTCTTGGTTTTCCTTTGTATGTTGGTCTATTGTGTATCATTTTGTGTGTGCCTCCAGTTGTCTTGCTTGTAATATCTTAGCTTGACATGACAGACATACTAGCAACATGCTCTGCCATACAAGTTGAGATTGTGGTGTTGGTTGTTTGCAGATATTACATTTCATTTGTTTTCACCACCTTGTATTTGCAATCGAAACATACAATACAATCTTTATACTCATGACAATTTTCAGAATTACAATTGCTGCAAGTGGAAGACCAATCTTCTGGATATCCTTCTTTTATTAGCTCTTGTTTAGTTATCATTTTTGTGCCTCCGAGTTGGCTACCTTGGTAACCTCTTGAACTATGGTAGAACTATAGGGTGTCAATTTAAGGGTGTCAAAATGGGCTTCCGAAGGGTGTTTTTCGGGGGGGTTCTCGATTATAATGCTGTTTTTATCACTTAGCGTGTCTGTGGGGGTCGTTTTGACACCCTTGTTTTTGATACCTTTTTCTTCTTTTTCTTCTTTCTTATCGTCGGTAAACCATTGGTCTTCTAAGGTGTCAATAGGTTTTTTAGTCATTTTCTCTAGAAAATCCTTCAATTCCGAAACTTGACACCTTATTAACGGCTTTTTGATACCTTTTTGATACCTTGTGTAATAAATACGGTTTCCATCGTAAGTTTTAAGGCCAATTTGTTCATTCAATTCTGCACCTTTGATACCTTTTAGACACCCTTCCTTGGATAATAATCCGCAATAGCTCTTAATTGTATTAGTGCTACATTCTATCTTTTCCTGAATATAATCTCTCGCAACCCATTCTTCTTTAGTTCCATCAACTATTTTCAGCACTTGAAGTAACCTCATATCTAGTCCAGTATATGTCTGGTTGAACAGCTCTACTGTAAATCTTAAAGTATTGATGAAATCCTGTGGTTCACCAACCAATATATGTCTCCCTTTGTATTCGATTTTATTTCTTTGTTCTTGGAACAGATAAGTCATAGCACATGTTAAACTTAGAAGTCTCTTCAGATCTCTTTGACTTCTAGGGCTTTTATTATCAAAGATAAGGTGTCCATCTATTTCTTCTTTTAAAAGATTGGCAAATGGAAGAACAACCTCATATTGTTCTTTTTTATTAAATAAATAATTTAATCCTTCTTTAATCCAACTATCATTCTCCCTGTCTCCAAATAATTTGTCTAAATCTGAAATATTATCCAGAGTGTTCTCATTGACCCTCCTAATTTTTGTTTCTGAAACTTCAACAAAACCTTCAATAAATCTAGTATCTACTTCTTTGTCTTTCTCAACTTCTGTTGTACCATAGAATACAGTCCCTTGCTCTCCAACCTCGTATCTGCTCTTTTTCATTCCCTCACGAATGTCTTTCTTTAACGACTTAGTTCCGCCTTCTGCTTTCTGTTTGATTACTTCAACAAGGTGTTTATTTGCACCATCTTCTTTATTCAAATTAATTTCAGAAAAAGCAATTATTCTTTTATCTTTAATGTCATCTTCTATTGTAGCTTGAGTTGCATGCGTAACAAGAATATATAACTCATCAGGGATATGCCTCAGTACCGTAAGGAGGATATTGTCTTTTCCAACAGAGCTATCGCCCTTTAGGGCCAAGGACATTCTTCTCCTCTGGTTTTCTAATAGCCCTGAAACTGCAACAAGAAATGCAGTCATCTTTAATTTGTCATCTTCTAAATGATTTTTTGATAATTCTTTATGAATTAGTTTTAACAAATTCCCATCTTTAAATTTTTCAGAAGTCTCTTTTGAAATTATTATTTCTTTCTTTTTTTCATTTTCTTTTTTCTTTCCTTTCTGTGATGCTTTGCCCGATATTTCTTTTCTTGCATTCTTCAAAGTTATTTCTTTATATTGATCACTTGAAGAACCCCATTTAGCAAAGGCCATCATTTCTTTATTTATTTCTTCATCTGACAATCCTTTCTCAATTAACTTACAAACTTCCCCAAATTCTTTACCACTCCTACTTTTGTCTGTTTTTTTTACAGGTTCAAGTTTAGTAGTTGAAGAAGCCTCTTTCATGAACGGTTTGATCAAATCAATTGTAGTTTTCTCATCTACTTCAAGAATGGATAAATCTTTTACGACTTCATATCTTTTTCCAAGCGGGTGAATGCAAGTGGGGCCAACAACTTGATAATTTGTAGCTCTGAGTTCTCCGTTAGTTAAGACGTGGTTTGTGGCATATGGCGATTTGAAATAAACATGCAATCCCCCACTTCCTGTTTTTACTGCAAAAGAATTTGTTTCTTCTAGAACTGTTTTGCAATATTCTTGGTCGTCATCAATATCCCTCATTCTAAGCTCACCATCTCCACCAATTACACCGTAGTTCTTCCCTGACTTTATGTGGGCTAGGAGTTTGGGGTCATTGTATTTGTAACCTTTCTTCTGCCAATCTTTTTCGAAAGGAGCTTTTCCTAGAACTGTCCAGTCTTTTTTTATCTCTTCTAGTTCAGCAGCAGTTTCTGGATAGAACTTCTTTTTTTCCTTTGTCTTCTGATGCATATACTCATCCCACTTACCTAACAGAACAAAACGATATTCTTCTTTCTGTAAATGTTTGGGTATTGTTATTGCTTCAGTTTTCATTATTCAACTTCCTCCTGCTTTCGCTGTTGTTGAACTTTAATCACGTCATTTTCTGCTTCAACTTCTTTGAAAGTTTGAGCTAGCTTCACAGCATCAATTCCCAGAGCTTGAGCAATCCGTTTTATTGTCTCTATTCTCTTCGGAACATATGTTCCAGTCAAAACTTGGTCACCCATAGAACGCCCTACACCCCAAGCCATTCCAAACCTAGAAATAGAACCATGTTTCTCATAAGCTAGGTTCTTGTAGAAATCGAGCTTCCGATAAGCCTCTGATTTGATATTATTGCCGTTAGAAGGTGTTTCTGTTGGATTATTATTTAATAATTCATGTTTAATATCCTTTTCTGGAGCATTGTTAGGGGTTTGGGTATTTTCAGTCATTTTCAGCGTTTTTCAGAGTTGTTTAATTCGGACAGAATTTGAGTAGCGGAAGGGTTCCTTTCCTGGTATATTCTTCGAACTTGAATGTTCAAAACTTGCATTAAAATTAGTTCGTTCTGGTGAGTACTACCTCGAACTTCCATCGCAATCACCTCTTCTTTGTTCATCTAAGGAAGCCCCCTGTTTGAATAGGGGGCTGGCTTGGCAAAACCAGCCCCACTTGGCACACGGTAAAATCTAAAGCCAACATGAAATGCAAAAATTAATAAATAATGAGAGTTAGGTTCCATCGTTAATTTTGGTTAACACAGGGGGCGTTGTATTTTGCGATGTGACGCTCCCGTCATTATTTAATTGATCAGGATCGTTTTGCTTTGCTAAAATCTCTTCATATTTTGAAGGGTTGGTAAGCTGTAAGTGTAGCATTTGTTTTTTCATCTCATCATACAAATCTACCATCCACTGTCCGCTCATATCTACCATGTTGGAATCTCCGCAAGCATTTGCTTGGCGTCCTTATCTTTACCTAAGAGAATAGAGTAGGAAGTAATGATTTTTTCACAGAACGGGATAGTAGCCATTCTAATTAAAGAAGATTTAGTAATATCTCTAAACAGGGGGTTCTTTCTAGCAAGCTCCCAAGCTTCTATCAGTTTCTTGTGGTCTGATTCTTCCCATTGCTGACACTCTCGATATTTTTTAGTTGTAGTTTTTAGTTTCATTTTTTCTCTCCAGGTAAGGCCTTTATAGCCTTCTTGATAATATACGCTTGAGTTCTATCATCTTCTTTTGCTAACCTCTCAACCTTCTCCTTCAATTCTGCCTCCATCTTAAATACCATAACTTTTTGTTCTGTCATTTTGTTTTATCTTTGTCTCTCACTACCTCAAATATATGATGTAACATCCTTTATAAATCTATTTGATTTATCTCTCACCCCCCTAAATAATCTCCCAACCGATTTCCTGCTTTGATAAACTTTATATATTACGGGTAATTACTACCCCAATGAAAAAGGGTGTAAACAATTCTGAAATCGCTGTTGCTACCGTCGACAAATTAAAAACCCCTAAAGAGTTTTATAAAAATAGAAGGTTCTCAAGTTATGGTCACGATCCAAAAACAGAACACGCGGCTGATATTCTTATGTTTATTTTATCTAATGACATTAGAAAAGAAGTGTATCGCATCCTTTTATCTTCTCCTGGTCAGACATACACTATCACTGAATTATTGGCTGTTGTTAATGACTTCTTTCCCAAAGAACGAAAAGTAGAGTCACGAACAATAAGGCATCATCTTGATGTACTTAAGAGTGCAAACCTAGTAACTTTAGAAGCGAGTAAAAATGTAAAAGGAAATCCAGTTTTTGTTAAAGGCACAAAACTTATTAAAGAAGTGAGTGTATTATATGGTCAGGAGAAATTAAGGTCCACCTATAACCTTGTAGAAGAAAAGGATATGTCTCCTAAAGACTATGCTGAAAACCTAAAAAGAGCAGCAAAACATAAATCCTGA